GGTTCCGTGAGGCGCGTGTTTTAACCGATCGTTGAAATTCAAGGACTTATGTCAACGAAAATGACCCAAATTGAGCTCTCTAGGCAGCTTGGAATGGACCCAGGGCAACTGTCTCTTATGAAAAAGAAGGGCATGCCAGTGACCAACGTAGAGAACGCTAAGATCTGGCTACAGCGAAATCGGATGAGGTCTAAAAAGCAGTCGCCCAAAACCGCTCCGCAGTCCATTTCCATGACAGGCGGGGCGTCTGGAAACCCCTTGCTTGCAAGGCAAAGGGCACGCGATGCCGAGGAGGGTTGTTACAAGGTGATGACCGAGGCCATCACCCGCGGGATACCGATTGAAATTAAGACGGCAGCACAGGCATGGCGCGACGCGCAGAAGGCAGTATCAGAGTCGGAAAGGCAGCTATTTGACTATGAGACCAAGAGCCGCACCACCGTCGGCCTTGATGAAATCAACGAAGTGTTCGCTCGGCACCTCGGCGGCCTGCGGCAGTTGATTGATTCCTTGCCCGCCTCCTTGGCCGGTAAGTGCAATCCCGCCGACTCCGACCTTGCAAGGCAGGTACTAGAGGACGGGGTGGCCCAGATCTTTGTCCAAATCGAAAAGGCGGAGGGCGCCTTCTCTTGAGCGCACTGGATAAGGCAGAGATCGGAAGGATGATCAGATCCTACCTACTGCCAAGGGAGAAGCTGGGGCCGGTAGAGTGGGCAGAGAGGAACCTAATCCTTAGCCCTCGAACCACCAACAGCCCCGGCCCTTACAGGACGATCACCACCCCATACTGCCGAGAGCCGCTAGAGTGCTTTGGCAGAACAAACGTAAGGGATTTGACCTTGGTATGGGCGGCTCAAACCGCGAAGACACAGACCATCCTCGCCGGCATAGCGTACGTTTTAGACCGCGATCCTGCTCCGACCATGTGGGTGGCGCCAAGTGAGAGCATGGCTCGGAGCTTTTCAGAGACGCGATGGATTCCCCTAGTGGACGATTGTCCGGCGTTAGCCGCTCACAAGCCGAGCGACCTAGACAAGTTCAAGCTACTGGAACAGCACTACGACAAAATGAGCCTTTGGTTTGTTGGCAGTAATAGCCCGGCGAATCTGGCATCACGCGCCGTGCGCTTTTTAATAATGGACGAAGTCGATAAGATGGCCGATGCGGGCAAGCGGGAAAGCGGCGCCGTCCAACTAGCCGAGGCCCGCACCTCCACCTATCCCACTGCTCTGCGCGTGAAGACCAGCACGCCAACAATCGAGGAGGGGCCGATCTGGATTGAGTGGCTCAAAGGGGATATGCGGTATTATTTTATTCCATGCCCGCACTGTGGCGAATATCAGCGCCTAGTTTGGTCGCAGGTTAAGTGGGACGGGAAAACTGAAAACGGATGGGACATGATCCAAGTTAGGAACACCGCCCACTACGAGTGCGAGAAATGCCAGGGCAAAATATCGGACGGGCAAAAATCCGCATCGTTAAGGAAGGGTGAGTGGCGTGCCACCAATCCCATCGCTGAGCCAGGGCGCCGGTCCTATCACCTCTCGGCGATTTATTCCAGCTGGTCGACGTTCGGGCAGTTGGCAGTAAAATTTCTGCAAGATCGATCGAACGGCCTTATCGGACTGCAGGACTTTGTGAACAGAGTCTTGGCCGAGCCTTGGGTCGAACAAAACGAGGAGCAACAAACAGGCGCTAGTTTTGGCGGGTACCGAATGGGCGAGCCGGCGCCCATCGGAAGTAAGGTGATTGTCTCTGCCGATATTCAAGAGAGCGGCGGCTGGCACTGCTGGGTCGCGGTGAGGGCGTGGCAGGCCAACGCAGGATCGCGGCTGCTTTGGTGCGGCCGCCTTGAAAGCTGGGATGAGCTACGCGCCAAGCAGCTCGAGTTTGCCGTCCCTGATGAGAACGTCTTTTGCGACGCGGCGGATCAAACCAGATCCGTGTACTGGAACGCATGCCGCTTTGGTTGGGTCTGCCTTTGGGGATCTGATCTAAAACATTTCGCACACTTCACAAAAGGCGGCCGAGCCAATCGCCCATTCAGCCCAGTGAGCGTCGGAGATCCGCTAGCGGGCAAGGCAGGGGACACCACCGGGCTCACGCGTCGTTACGCCCGCGTATTTAAATGGAGCAACCCAGCCGTCAAAGACATGCTCCTCACCCTTCGCCTGTCTGGATCTTTCCTGGTGCCGGACGACGTGCCAGCAGTTTACCAAGAGCACATCACATCAGAGATTAAGAAAGAAGTCAGGAATCCCATGACCGGGCGGGTGCGTGTGATTTGGAAGCAGGTTAAAAAGCAGAACCACTTACTCGATTCGGAGCTGATGGGCGTTGTCGGAGCTTTGCTCCACGGGTTAATCAATGCAGATCCAGCGGCAATCCAAGAAGCTAATTTAACCCCGGATTCGTCTTCGAAATAATCTCGTTTTGCTTTTCTTGGCTCAGATTACTCTGCTCTAGCTGCTCTAAGATTCTTCTTTGTAACTCAAGCCCCTCCTGCCTCTTGCACTCTTCCACGTTAGCCAGCGCCCGATTCAACGCCCGCTTCTTGCCGATCCAAATACAGATGTAGGCGATTACAGCGACCCACAGAAGAGTGTTGTAGACCACAGGGTGAACCGAAGAAATTGCGTCAGTTATTTTGATAGACAGAGGATAATCGCACAGATTCATACCCACAGGTTACCCGTCTGTTGACACGTAGCAAACACAATGGCCGCCCTTTCCCGCAGACTGATCCGGGCAGTCGCCACCGATTACTTAGCGCAAGCAAGCGGGGTGACTGCGTCCGCCCTGGTATCGCTCGCCGCGGACCGCAACACCGCCATGAGTGGCGCCGCCTCTGGCCGTGCGCTAGTAGGATCTTCAGCCGGTGGCCAATCCGCCAGTTTCCAGATCGATCTCAAACCCACCGACCGCGTTGAACTCTTTCAAAGCGCCATCGATTACCTCGGCGGTCGCACCCTCACCCGAACCACAGCGGACTTTACGTTCGTGATTGATAGCTAATGGCTAGCGTCTCCCTCGTTCGTCGGTTAGGCGCTGGCATCAAAAGCTTTAGTGCTGGATTCGGGTCTGGGATCTCCACCTTCCAGCCTTACGAGGCGGCAGGATTCTCCCGCAAGAGGCCAGTCATCTACGGTGCACACGCTCGGGATTCGTCACTGGATTTAAGCGAATGGACAAGAACGGAACTTCTTAAGCTTGCTCGGCACATGTACCGCAATGTCGGCCTGATTAAAGGCGCAGTGGATTCGATCGCCGCCTACTCCGTCGGCCCAGGGCTCCGCCCACAATATCGCGGGGCAGATGTAGAGTTTGGGAAGTTAGCCGAGCAGTACTGGCGGGACGTAGTGGCGCCCAACCCAGAAGTCACCGGCCGCATGACCTGGACAGATCTACTCTTAGCACTCAGCCGATCCATCGACGTCGACGGCGACGTGTTCGTCATTATGACCGACAAAGGAAAGCTCCAAGTCGTTGAAGGTCACAGAGTTTGCGAGGGCGACAACTACGAATCCACCGACGGCGTTTTCCTTGGTAAGATGGGCGAGCCCACCGCCTACCTGCTTGAGCTCGGCGACACCTACCGAAAAATAAACGCCGATCTCGTTATTCATCTTATGGAAATGGAACGGCCAGATCAGATCCGTGGCGGATCTAACTTGGCTCGCGCACTCAATCACGTCCGCGATCTGAAACTCTTGGGCGAGTTTGAAAAAGACGCGCTCAAGTTACAGGGATCGATCGCCGCCGTTATCACGTCTAACGAAGGCGACGCACTCGCCGGCAGCGGAGGATTCTTTGGTAACATAGCCACCGCAGATCTTGGCGATACGTCCATCGCACGGGAACAGATCACCAGCTCCGCCACCATTCCGCGACTCGCCCCTGGGGAAAAGATTGAGATGGTCGCACCCAACCGGCCAAACAACGGATTCGAGCCCTTTGCAAAATTCTTAATTCGTGACGTGGCCATGGGCCTTGGTCTGCCGATAGAGTTTGTTTACGATCCAGCCAGCGTCGGCGGGGCAGGGATGCGATTTATCGTGGCCAAGGCACAGCGCCGCTTTGAGCAACGCCAACGTCTTTTGATCGATCGATTCTGTAACAGGTCGTGGTCGTACTTTATTGGCCGGGCAATAGCCAACGGGGATCTACCACCCGCGGAAGATTATCGAAAAGTAAGCTGGCAGACTCCAAAGTCACTCACCGTGGACGCCGGCCGCGAAGAAATGCAGGCACGCGAGTCGTATAAAGCGGGCCTCATAAGTCTACAAACCTACCACGGAGAACTAGGAGAGGATTGGGTAGAACAAGTTGATCAGATTAAAGCCGAGCAAACATACATGAGCGGGGGGACAGAAGTCTCGCAAGCACCTCTCATCACAAAAATCGGCGACCAAGGGGCTCGGTCTATTACCGCGATCCTTCAATCCATTGGCATGGGACAAATTACGCCAGAACAAGCCGAAGTTATCCTTGTGACAGTCTATGGTTTAAACAAAGAAGACGCGGCCAAAATTGCTCGCGGCGGCTCGACTGCCCAGCGCTTACCAGTTGCCGCACCGATCGTCGCAGAACCAGAAGAAGATCCTATCCCGCAAGAACCCAAGGCCGACGCTACCGCCACCGACACCACTACCCCTACCGATATCGTCACAGACGTACCCGAGAACACCCCACCCGAGCAGCTCGCCGCCCCATCCTTTATTATGCCCGACGACGCACCCGATTTTAACCTCAGCGCTAAAGAGCTCAACATGATCGTCACTGCCCTCGGCATCGGTAAGGCCAAAGCTAAGAAAAAGAAGTAATTTGACACGCGCTGGCCGAGTATGGCCAACAAACTCCCGTCCGTTTCAATCTTAACTGTAGGCGAGGCTAAAGGCCACGACCTCCTTATCGACCAAACCTCACTCGAACAAGCGCTCGCCGTAGCGCAGACCATGAAGCGGATCAAAGTCACCATGGGCCACGGCGCCCAAGTCGACGGCATTCTTGGCTACATCGACGGCTTTGTGATCAAAGGCGATCGGCTCATGGGCGATCTGACCTTGTTCAGCACCACCCAAGCCCAGTTCGTCCAGCAGCTCGCCAAGGAACTACCCGAGGGATTCGGCCTGTCCCTCACGTTTAGCGGCGTACCCGCCGAAGTGGGTGGCAATCGGTACGCCAGGGTAGATGAGATATTTGATATTTCCGTAGTGAGCAGTCCTGCCGCAAACAGCGCAGGGCTTTTTTCAGCCTTCACTGCAGTTGACATCCAAAAACTACAAATGATCGAAGCACCTATCGTCGAGAAAATCGAAGCGGCCCCCGTGGTCGAAGTCATCGCCACCCCCGAAGTCGCGCCCGTCGTAGCTGCCTTGGCCGAAGCGCCTGCCGCCACGCCAGACGCGCCCGTCGAAACCAAAGCCGCTGAGCCCACCTTGGTGGATATCGCCGCCATGCTCACCGAACTGCTCGGCTTAATGAAAGTCGACGCAGCCTCCGACATCACCGAAGAGCCCGCCATGGATATGGCCAAAAAAGAAGTCGCCGCCATGAGCGCCGTCATCGACGAAAAAACTGTCATCACTCTAGAAAAAGCGAAGACCGATTCTGCAGGTGCAGAACCGATTCCCGCTGAATCCGCCCAGCCGGTTGGCCGCGGTGAGATCCTTAATCAATTCAACCAGGAGAAAGACGGCTCAAAACGAGTCAAACTTCTCCGCAAGTTAGGTCTGTAAAAAGATCTAAAGAAAAAAGGAACAAACCACCATGGCAAATACACTCGGCACAACCAATGCAAACGTAATCGCGCAGAGGGCGTTAGAAATCCTCGTCGCCGATTACAGCTTCCTCCGCTCAGGAGTAACTGATTTTTCGGACGAGGCAGCCAAGTACGGCGCCTCCGTCTTCACGTCCCGCCTCAGCGCGCTCACCGCTGCTAACTACAGCCAGAGCACCGGCTACGCGGCCGCCGCTGTCACACAAACGGACGTGTCCATCACCTTGGATAAGTTCAAGCACGTTTCCTACTCGGTGGACGATCAGGAGCGCACCAGCTCGAACGTGAACTTGATCGAGCGTTTCGCAGGTGCGGCCGCTCACGCAATCGGGTTGCAGATGGTGGGCGATTTGCTCACCCTCGTCACCTCGGCCACCTTCACCTCCGCCCTCACAGTTGCTTCCACCGCGTTTAACTATCGCTCGGTAGTGTCTGCCGGTGCAACGCTCAACGCGAACAACTCGCCCGTCAACGGACGCTACTGCGTGTTGGCGCCCTTGTACTACGGTGCGCTGATGAATGATACCACGGTCGTGGCGAATCCTCAGATCACTGGGGACATCGTTCGCGCCGGTGGGATTGGCAAAGTTGCTGGGTTCGATGTGAACCAGTACAGCGCCATTCCTGCTAACGGCATCACCCTCGGCGGATTCTTTGCCCAACAGGAAGCGCTGCTCATCGCAGCCCGCGTGCCCGAAGTGCCCACAGGCGTTCCGATCCCTGGAGACATCTCGATCGTAACGGAACCCCGCACAGGTCTGAGCGTTATGGTTCGTGAGAGCTATAACATCACCCTCGGCACCCTCCAACGCACCTACGCCTTGATCTACGGCGTGAAAGCTGGGGAGCCCAACAGCCTAGTCCGCATCAACGGAGCCTAAGTCAGTCGGAACGGGCGGTGGTCCAATCGGATCACCGCCCCTTCCACCCTAAAGAAATCCTCGATCCATGTCTGAATTCACAGAAGCCCTTAAAGAATCGCTCGCCGTTTTGCACGAGCAAACAGGCACCACCGTCACCATCGGATCTACCGCCGTCACCGGCATCCTTTCCACCATCACCCGCAAAGAGAACGTCGAGCTCGGCGGATTCGATCTCGATCTAAATAGCACCTTCACCATCGACGTCTCCTTACTAGCCACTGCACCCACCATCGGATCTGTCCTGGTGGCGAACTCTGTCTCTTACCGCATCGTCTCAGTCGACACCTCCGTTGGCTCCTACCTCCTCGGCCTTAGAGAAAAGTAAGCCGTAGTTATGGCACCCCGAAATCCTCCCAAAATATCGATTTACTTTATCGCAGGCCATGAGGCCCAATTTATAGCCAGAGCCTTGGCTGCTTTCCGTCCTTTCTGTAGCGAGATCATCGTGGCACTCGCCCAGGGTAACCGGCCGGACGACGGCACCCGCGAGATCGCTGAGAAAGCAGGCGCCACCGTCATCACCTACCACAACTCAGCCACCGGCGCTGATTGGCCCCACGTCGATAATTTTGCCCACGCCCGTAACTGCGCACTCAATGCGTGTACCGGGGACTACGCCGTCTGGTTCGATTGCGACGATCTACCCGCCACAAACCTCGATAAATGCTTCACAAGGGCCGTGGAAGCGTTTGAAAAAGATTCAGCCCTCGGGATCTACGCAGGCGTCTACAGCGTTTTAAACGCCAAATTAAACCCGATTAGGGAAAGAATGGTAAAGCGCTTGCCGGATGGCGGCTGGTCCGGCACTTGGCACTACGCCGTCCATGAGGCGCTCCTGCCGATCGCTGGGCTGAAATCCATAGGGGAACAGAACGTCTGGTGCGAACACCACTGCGGTGGCTACAAGCCCGGAAGCGCAGATCGTAACCTCCGCATCCTAGGAGGTGAACTCAGCCAGGCGGGCAAGTACGCATATTATTACCAGCAGGAACTATTCTTAGGGAATAAGCGGAACGAGAGCGGCGTCTGGTCCCGCGTCGCCGCCTACTGGCCCGGCCAAGATCACACCCTGCAGTACGAGGCCATGTGCAACTACGCGGCCGCCCACCCCGATAGGGAAGCCCGCATGAAACTTTATGCTGAAGCGCATCAGCTCCAGCCCGGCCGCCGTGAGGCGCTGTACTACATGGCCCGCGAGGAAGCATCCACCGGCAGGTGGGGCGCCGTGTACTACATGCTGAAGGCGGCCATGGTACAGCCCGATCCCGGCATCTCGATTTGGAACTGCCAGCGATCCATCTACGACTTTGAGTGCATCGACCTCTACATCGCTGCCGCCCGCATGGCAGGCGATATGGCCGAAGTGGAGAAGATCACAACCTCTTGGCGTAAGCAGTCACCCATTAAAATTTCCATTCTACACGCCACCCGCGGCCGCCCTCAGGATGCCATCAACGCCCGCGTCCTATGGATGAAAAAAGCATCTAACCCGCAGAATATAGAGTGGATCTTCTCCTGCGATAACGACGATACCACCGCCGCCGTCCTCAAACCGTGGAACCCCGTCATGGGCGATGGCAGTTGCGTAGCCGCATGGAACAGGGCGGCAGTTCAAGCCCAGGGCGAAATCCTTATCCAAGCTAGCGACGATTGGGACCCACCCCTCTACTGGGACACCATCGTGACGGAGCGCCTAGGCGATCTCAGTAAGCCCAAAGTCCTGGCGATCTCCGACGGGCACCGCACCGACGAACTCCTTTGTATGGCCATTTTAACAAAAGCTCGGCTTATCCAGCAGAGCTCACTTTTTGCCGAGGAATACGACGCCTGCTCGGGCATCTTTAGCGATAACGAGTACAGCCACAGAGCAAAAAAAGACGGCGTCATCGTTCAGGCAAAGGACGTCGTCTTTACCCATAATAATCCAATGTTCACGGGTGCAGTACAAGACGCAGAATTTAAAAAGCATAACGCACAGGAAAACTACGTTTTAGGCGAAAAGATATTTAAGGAGCGTAACTCGTGATCGAAGGGTACCGCAGAATTCACGGCGGCCACTGGTGGCAAGAGGAACGCACCGGCCAAAGTCCATCGTATGACCTCGCGTACGTAAAGGAGCGCTACGACACCTACACCACTACTCAGGCTATGAGCGCACTGCGCTACGATATTATCCGCGCCTACTTTGGCAGTTTTTCCAGCGTGCTCGATGTGGGCTACGGCAACGGAGATTTTCTGCGCTACTGCCATGCCCGTAATCACCAGGCGTTCGGCTACGACATCAGCGGTTATCCTTTACCCGCCGGAGTGGAAAGAAGCGAAACCATGTCCAAGTCAGTCAGCATCGTCAGCTTCTTCGACAGCCTAGAACACTTTGAGGATGCGGATCTAAGTGGAACCCTTCGCGGCCTGCGAGCTGAGGCCGTCGTCATCTCATGCCCGCTTCTTCACGAAACGGCTGGGGCAGATTCTTTTCGCGATTGGAAACACCGCCGGCCTAACGAGCATTACCACCACTTTAACGAACGCGGCCTGCGCACCCTTCTTTCCTATTCGGACTACACCGTCACTTGGACGGGATGCCCGGAGGATCAGATCCGTGGCGTACTACCTGACGGAAAGGCGAACATCATCACCGTCATCGCCGAACGTAATTGAAAACCATCGTCTACCACCAACGCCTTGGCGACGTGTTGCAATGTCTTCCCGCTGCTCGCTACCTAGCGCAAACCGACGAAGTGCAGATCGAGTGCCTGCCACAATATAAAGGCGTGCTCGATCTTGTTTCCTACGCCACTTGGGTGGCGCCAGGACAAGGGGCAGGGGAACGGATCGAATTAGAGATCTGGCCAAAAAGATATAACGATTACCGCGCCTCTGGATTGTCTTGGATGGATTTTGTTTACCAGCACCCAGCGATCGCAGCCGCCGATCGCCGGATCGTGCTCGATCGCGTCCCAGACGGTCCGCCGCCCGGCCTGCCAGATCAGTATAACCTGCTAGCGCCTATGGGTATTAGCCAAGCGTGGAATTACCCAACCTTAGATATCCAGCTTAAGGCGGAAGAACTCATGGGCGATTATCTGATAATGTGCGAAAAACAGTACTACTTCCACAGGCGTCACTGGACTGCGGACAACGTAGTCCAAATGGCACAAGCCATTAAACACGCAGACAAGTTTATGACGATTAACTCATCGCCGGTCGTACTGGCCTCCGCCTTGCGTCAGAATCGCCCAACTTATTTTCTTCCTCAAAAAGAACAGTGGGCCCAAGACAACGTCGCTCCGTGGCCTGGGCGCGTTGACGTGGAGCTCTAATCTATGCCCGCCGTCACCATGCTCGATCGTTTAATTGAAGCTGCTTTCAAAGAGCTGATCTCACCCGTAGTTACCGCTCCTACCTACCACCTTTCCCACGATCAATCGGAGAACATGCCTCCGTCCATCGTGATTAAAGCGTCCATGGGCTCAGAGGAACCCGTGCGCGGCAGTGGCGTATTCAGCATCCCAGTAGAAATCATCTTTGAAGAAAGTTACGATGACGCCACCCCCGCCTCCCACAGCGCCCAGTGCAGCCAGATCCTGCAGTGCTTTTATGATTCCACCAATCTCTCGGCTAGGCTTAACGCCACCACCGCCATCGGCTCAGCCCGCACCTACTCCGCTAAGTTAGAATCTAGCGAGGCCAGTGCCAACAATGAGGAGCGCAATTACACCCAAAACTATAAGCTCACCGTCATCGCCTACCCGAATTCCACTGCCAGTTGACACCAATAAAAGAACATTATGGCAGCAACAACAATCGGAACGAGCGGCTTAAGCTTTGGTATCACAGCAGAATCTGGCGGTCTAGTTCAGTCCTTTACGGAAGCACGTAACATCCAGCGAGCAGAAGTGCGCAACGCCTCGGGCGAGGTGGTCGGCGCAGCCATGTATAACCCCACAGATACCTTTACCTTTACCACCACCATCACAGGCGCCTACGCCACTACGGCCGGCGCAGTAATCACCACCCTAGCCAATGCCACCAGCACGGGCGGGAAAATGATCATCGATTCAGTCACGACGAATAAAAGCTCAGATGGATTCGTCACCGTGAACGTCTCCGTCACCCGCTTCCCTAACATGTCCTAACTTCCCTTGCGGGAACGAAATCCTCTTATTTATGATCGAGACATTTTGGGGAACCACAAATTTAAAAGTAGCTGCCGCTGTGGCTACTTATGGGGCGGTGCTCCGGCCGGTCGATCCCGTCACCTGCATTGTGAAAGACGGCCGGCGCCAGTTTACCTTTTGGTTTAATGATTCTGGCACGGGTAACGCTAAGGAGGAAATGGAGTGCGGCTGGGCCCAGATGCAGTCAGAACCAGAGGCGGCCATTCGCTACATCAGAGCCGCCCTTGAGAATCGTGAAACATTGCTTGGCCTAATGAAACGGGCGGAACCTATCACCGCCATCAAGCGGGGCGAGCAAACCCTTCTAGTCAGCGAACGGGCAAAACCAGAACTCAAGAGGGCACTCCTCAATAAAATGTAATGGACGACAACTCTTTAGATCTGGAACTAAACAACGCCTTTATCAGCCCCGCAAAAACGTGGCAGGGGCAAGAGCTGGCGCCCTACACCGAGGGATCTCGGCTTATCATGAGCCAAGTACGCAACAAAGAAGACAGCGGGATGTATTTCATCTACTCCTTTTTATTCATTCACTTGGAACTCAAGAAAGATCGTAAGGCACTACTTCGCCTGGCGTGGAATGTGGAGGAGTTTAGATCCCGCGTCATGGACTTTGCCTGCACCATAAAAAACAGCGAGGCGGCAACTGCCTTTGTCTCGGCCATTTTTGACGAAGCCTCTTTAGCTCAGTATGAGATAGTCGACAACACGGGCGGCCTGTTGGCTCCACCGGGAAACGCCTGACGCCAGCGAACGCCGCCATGGGCGCCTTTCCGCTGGCTCAAGAGTTTGGCTGGTCCTTTGAATATATTCTTTGGGATCTGCCCTTAAGCCTGTTTCACCAGGCTCACTCTTGGCTTTTCTGGAAGAAAGGAATTCCTATGCGATATTTTTATAAGAGCGAAGAGGACAGGGATGACATAGCTCGCCTGCTTGGAATATGACTGCCAATAAATTTACCGTAGATAGCGCCATGGCCGCACTGCGCACCGAGATGAAGGACTATCTGGCCTACACCTCCAAGAGCGTAGAGGAAGCACTGGCCCACACCGCCCGCAAAGTAATCCTAGGCTCAGGCGGCGGAGACTACGGAAATAGGAGAGAGGGACTTTATGGCCTCACCCGGTCCCTTGCTTTTAATAAACGCACAGAAATTGATTCCATGATGCAGGCTAAAAACTATCGGATCAAACGCATCTACTCCAGCAGAGTAACTGGCGGGATGGGCGCCCCCCTTGTCGGAGCTAAGGGATTAAGTGGCAAAATGTATCGGTCGGCAGACAGCGCAAACTACAAAAAGCAGACGGCCGCTATGTTTGCTAAAGGGATTTTAACCAGGGCAAAAGGCACCAAGGAAATCGTCTACACCAGAAAAAAGGATATTGATTACAGCACTAGCGAGGCCATGCGTCGTTTTAAGTTTTCACGGTTCCTTTCCGTTGGATGGTTGCCCGCCACCTACGTCTGGAAAAATGTTTGGAAAACGGGCCAAGTTAAAACATCCGCCCTTAAGCCTAACGCTTCCAAGTATGGATCGATTAGTTTTTCGGGTAACGACTACAGCTTTGCCGTCGTTATCACCAACCTCCTACCGGGCTTTGGTGTGGTAGATAAAAAGTACGGCATCGTAGCTAATGCGCTGGCCAACACCGCCCAAGACATCCGCACCTATCTTGCGGGCAAATTTAGTTTCCGTAGGGATTGGAAGTTTATTAAAGGCCAACCGGTAATGGCATGAGCGCAACCATTAGAATAGATGCAGAGGGATCGGCCCCAGAATTTGCGGATAGGGTAGCAGGCTCATTCGATCGCCTTTCCTTGTCTGAGGGGAAGGTTAAGGGGGCGATGCGAGGGATCGGTCAAGCGCTTGACGGCGCCACTAGCGCGGCCGAGCTAGCCACCAGAGGCGCGGATGTATTGGCGGATAAGCTGGTTAAGGGAGTGGGTGGTGCGGCCGCCGTCGGGGCGGGTAAGCTGATTGCGGATGCCATGCGTAGGGTAGGGGCGGATCTTACGGCCGCCGCAGAATCGGCTAGCGCAGCGTCCAAGTCCTTTAACGCCTTAGACTTTAAAAGCGCCATCGCCTCCTCCGCTCAAATGAGCGCGGCCATTGATAAGATCAGGGCCAGCGCAGACGCCATTCGTGAGTCACCTAATCCTTTTGTTCGGATGGCTAACGAATACTATCACGCAGCAGACGCTATGGACGAGCTGGCCGCGGCCACAGAGCGCGAGAGGCAGGCACTCCTTGGCCTAGCCGCTCAGCAAGATCGTATGTCGGCAGAAGCTAAGGTGGGCAAGACACCTGGGCAACGTGCAGAGATCGATCGCCTAGCACAGAACAAAAAAGAGCTAGATCAAGCGGGTGCAATCTCAGATCCCGCCACCCGCGCCAGAGCTCAAGCAGATATCGCCAGGCGCCAGGCGGCTGAGGAACAAATCAAAGAAGACGATCGACACGCAAAATCTGTCGCTGAAGTGGGCAAAGAAGCGGCTATCCAAGACGAAAAGATTAGAGATGCAGCCGCTAAGGGCGATGCGGAAGCTCAGAAACTTGTCGATGAGTTTGACGCCAAGAAAGCCGCAGAGGCACAGAAGGCGCAGGAAGAGGCAGACAAGGCAGCAAAAGAACAGGCGCCTAAACCGTCCTACGGTGGAGGAACATCAGGTGGAGTGCCTTCCGGCATGTCCTCGCGCGACGTGGCGAATCAATCTGATTACGGTCGCCAGTTAAACCAGCAGAGCGATAAAGCAACTCAGAGGGCTATTAAGGCGGAAAACGCTAGAGACGCCCAGCAATCCTTAGATTCCACTAAGGAACAGATTCGCAAAGAACGCACTGAAGCGGACAAATACCAAAACCACAAAGACGATCAAATCAGCAACACAGAGGCGTTAAACAGGCAGAGAAAAGACAGAGAGGAAGCAGAAAAAAAAGCCAGGGAAGAACAAAAAAAAGGAAGCGGCAAAGGAGAGGCCGGAACTGCAGGAGGCAAGAGCAAGGGCGAGGGCGATAAGGGCGCCGATAAGGGCGGAGCCGATAGCGGCGACAAAGGACTTAATGAAATTTACAACCTCCTAGATGACAACCTCAAAGAGATGCGTACCTACGCTTTTGTGAAGTAATTATATGGCAACTTCAATTCTCGGAACATTTCCCATCCTTAACCACAAAAAGTCTCAAACAGACGAGTATGGTTTCGATTACGTGACGTATCAATACACCATCAAGACGTCAGACTTGGAAAGTTATAGCATAAAAAAAGACGATGAATTTTACGGATTCAGTTCGTTGGGCTCAATTATTTCCACAAAAACCCTAGCCACTGGATTAACCTACGTTGTGGAAAGTGTAGACACAAAAAATACATCAGGCGGATTAACCGAGCTGGTCGTGCAGACAGTTGGCTCAAAAAATACCGCAGAAAATAACACGCCAAGAGTTTCAATTATTTCGGGTGGGCCACTCATATTCGGATTAGCCGGAACACTTCCGTCTAGTGCAGAAGCAGGCGAGTACGGCGTTGCTGGTGCTGGTCAAACCGTAGAGGTAAAATTCCTTGCTAGCGGCGGAGCCTCCGGACAGCAAGCGGTCTTGACGCAATATATCGGATCTTTAATGCCTACTGCCTTTCGAGGAATAAGCCTACCAGTTCCAACAAGAGGCCCTGGGCCTTTTGGTAATCAAACAACTTATGAAACAGTTGATAATGTAGGGAATCCAGTATTCAGCTATGCTGGGATTGATGGGAATTATTATGGTTTTCGTTGTCGAACAATTTCAACGGAAAGGCGCGGAAGCCTCATTCTGGTTACCCTGTTATTTTCAGAGGCTGGAATAAAATTTACATACGGAACAGGCGCCCAAACAACGCTAATATGGAATTTCCCAATCTTTGGGTAGAAATATAATGCCACAAGAACCTAAGCTAGATATGTTGCCAGATAAGGATATGAAACTATCTGGGGCGCATTTTCGCAAAGTAGTAAGGCGGATTGAGTCTATTGTTCCGCTTGCTGGGGACGGAATAAAGGTAACACCTAAAGATGGTGGCTATGAAATAGAAAACGCCGCACCCGCGCCTTATGGCGCGTGTGGGTTTATTTCGCAAGGCTATGCACTTGTCTTTGATACAGTAGATTTAAATGTTTGTAGTAACGGCCAACCAGACGTCCTTACTGTTGTAATACTTGCAGATGGGCGCAACTCTTTTGCTGAGGTTTGTGAATCAGTGCTCTAGGTGACAAGGTATTTAAGTTATGGCAAGCAACATTGACATTCTTTTAAACAAATCCAGCGGCCTGCTCCTAGGCGGCTCGGCCCCCGCTGGTGTCTTGCCAGCCTTTACTAGGAACGATGTCTACCCATTTCGGCTCCGTGTACTAGAGCGCAACGCAGACGGCTCCTACACCGACGCCGCTCTCTCTAGTCCATCTTTCTCGCTAGGCATCGGTAACATCGACGCGGTGGCCACAGACGGCCAGTTTAAGCTCACCACCACCACCGGCACCTCCACCGCCATCTCCTTTAACGCCACCACCGCTCAGGTACTTTCAGCCGTCAGCGCAATCGCAGGAAACGTGGGCGTGGTAACCTATGGTAATTCTGGATCGGCCTGGATCATCACGGCCGCCACTGCTAACACGGCGCTCAGCTTTGGAGCGCTGCCCTTTACGCTTTTCCCAACTGCGGCCGTCCAGGTCAACACACGAAGAGTCCCAACCGCCTCCGTCTACGCCCAGCAGATCGTTTCGTTAAGCCGCAACCCTGCCGTCTTTTCTAGTTCATTCACCGCCGTTTCTGGGGATGGCGTTGCCCTCACAAAAACACAAGATGGCTCGGCATCATTAAACGAGACCTACGCTCTCACTATTGGTAACGATGTTTATGGCGGCTCGTACAGCTTGGCTTATGGCGGCTACTCGGTGGGGATTGGGTACAATCAGAGTGCGGCTAATGTAACCACCATGCTCTCGGCCGTAACCGGGATCGGGGCTAATAATATATCCGTTGTTAGCGATTCAAAGAGGGGTTTGATTATATCTTTTGTAAATGCTTTGGGCCTGCAAAACGTAACTACCGCCCTTACGCTAGATTCCTCAGGCATACAAACTTACAGCTACTACACCTCCACCGTCACCATGTCTACGAGCGAGATGGAGGAACTATTTAACGAGGCAGGTACGGACACTATCACTCCCACGCTAGAGATTGAAATGACGGAGAGTGGTCAAACAAAAACCCTTCTTCAGTACACCACCACAATCAGTAAGGATCTAATTTTAACTGGGGCACTGGTCCCTGCCGATTTGGCGCTGTACTACACCGCCGCCCAGGTGAACGCCGGATTCATCGCGGATTCTGGGACGAATGTAAACGCTGCTAACCGTGCTTTAAAATCTTACACTGGCGTCACTGCCGTGAACTACGGCGGCCGCACCCTAGTGAACAGTTCTGGCGCAAATGTCGTTAGCTTTGCTACTGGCCTAGCCCTTTCTGGTGTGATGGGTTTTTATGGCAACACGCCCACCGCTCAACCCTCTGGAACAAACATCGTGTCTGGACTTACAAACATTGGCTTAATTTCCTACACCCAGCCTACTGGAACAAACATTGTCTCTGGACTCACAAACACCGGATTGCTTTTATACACTCAGCCAACGGCAGTTAATGTTGTTTCTGGCCTAATCAATACTGGCTTAATTGCAAGCGGAGTTAGCTACGGCGTTTTTCCACAATCCTCCTACACCGTCACCACCCTTACCTCCGTTACCTTTGGAACTTTAGCGGGTAACGACCAGCATTATCGAGATGTGGTCGTGACAGGTGCAACCGTTAATGGGATTGTTTTAGTTGGCTTGCCCTCGGCAGTTTCGGCGGGAGCAATTATTCAGGGTGTAGTTTATCAGACCAATACTGTCTGTCTATCTTGCGTAAATGCCGATAGTGCCTCGATTGATGTGAACACCGCCACCTACCGCATTACCGTCATCGGTTATTAACTAGGGGCTAGTCCCCTAACGAAATCCTATGGGAAAGATTCTTCACGCTAGTGCTAGCGGGTATTTTCCAAATTGTATTAAAATCGGTCCTCGTGATGAACCAACCCAAAGCCTTCCGTTTACTGGCTTTACTGATATGACGCTTGACCAAGCTATGGGCTTGCTTTGGAGGGTAAAAACCTGGGAATGCCTTGTTTCTGGTAGTTCAGAGTATCTTCCACCAGAAGGGCCGGGTGCCAGTTATATTACAACTTTTACAGACACTACATATCGAGAAATGTTTACATTTACGCCAATAAATCAAGAGGAAGATTTGGTTTGTGGTATTCAGTTTCAATATCGATTAGATGATATACCGGCCCTTTTTACTTTCCTAGATGGCTCAATGAATATTCCTCAGACTTGTAAATTTTATATTGGTTCTAATGACATTTCAAAAGTTGGAGATGTATATTTTCCTACATTATCTACTAATTGTTGGTCGTTTTCGTCTATTGGTTCCGTAGGTGAATTTAGTCAAGCCATTGGAACATATAATATAAGCTTTTTAGGTTATGTAATTACACGCACTACATATAATGGTATTTATGTTTTTGGTTCTCAAACTATCAACATTAGAGCCAAAGAATACTGGTCTTACGGAGGAACATACGACACGGCAACTGGCGAACCCTTGTGAGTTGTTCCGTTTGTGGCAAGGCAAGAAGCTTGTCTGGCTCCGTCTTAGAATGGACTAGGGCGGGGATGCCGATTGCAAATTCTGCCACGCTTGAAAGTCGACAGGGCACTTGTCGAGCGTGCGAATTTTACAAGAAACCCATATGCCAGCGGTGCGGTTGTGTCATAGCCATGAAAGCAAGGCTGCAGACTAGCAAGTGTCCAGAGGGCAAGTGGTAGTCTTTGACACCCACAGTCCAGAATGGCCGCTGGCGTCTATAATTTAACAATCGAGCAGGGCGTGGATCTCGCCCTTGAGGTGGCCGTAAAAGACAGCACCGCCGCCACCTACTCGCTCACTGGCGCCACTGCGGCCGCTCAGATCCGTGATACCTACAACGGTTCTCTGCTAGCCACCTTTGCCACCGTCACTGCCACTGGCACCACTGGCTCTCTTACCCTAGCGTTGAGCGCCGTCACCGCCTCCGCCTTGCCGTTGTCTGGCGGGTACTGGGATCTGCTCCTTACCACTAGCGCCGCCACAAAAGTCCGCCTGCTTCAAGGAAGCGTATCCATCGCAGGTGAGGTGACAGAGTAATGGCCCTTACCGCCACCGTCTGCGGTCCGGCCTCCATAAGCGTAGCCGTCGGCACGCCCATCGTCACTGGCTCAGCCGGGGCAGGGGGCGTGACTACTGGCACGGCCGTGGCGCTGGCAGTGGCGCTAGGATGACATAGGAAAGCATAGAAAGAATAAAATGAAACAAGTCTGGCCAAATTACTCATACTCGCCCACAACCAACGTGCTCACCCTCACGGGCCTTAACATAGACCGCGACCAACTTCTGCTCGTCACGGCCGCCGATCGCGGGCGGATCATGTATAACTTTGCCGATAGTACAGTTACCGCATCCGCCTTCACCGCTGGGGCAAACACTGGGCTCACCTTGGTGGCGTCTACCGCGGGCCTCACCACCACGGCCGCGCTTGTAATCTACTACGACGATCAGCTACAAAGCGCCGCCATTACTGGGACAGTCACCGTCTCCTCCCTCCCCGCCATCTCTGGCACGGTGACGGTGGGTAGTTTACAAACTATAGTTATAGACGCTATAAATAATGTTGGTAACAATGACGGTTTTCCAGATTATCGTTTAGGTACTGCTATCTACGAGGGAAATAGTGAAATTTCACCCGCAAGATTTATCGGAGTTGGATACACCGATGCAAATAGTGCTGGTAGGCTTGTCACCGATTCAACCCCATTTCCAGTAAGACTTTTAAGCACAATCGGTGTACAGGCGGTGGCAGGAACTGCCCGAATCGGCGTGGTGACGATTGGAGCAGGAACGGTAACAATAGGAGCAGGGACGGCACAGATTGGCTCAGTCACCGCATCCATATCTAACTTTCCCGCCACTCAACCCATCAGCATCTCCTCCGTCACGATTGGCAATAGCGTCACCATCGGTTCTCTCCCTGCAATTAGCGGGACGGTAACTGCCAACTCATCTAACGGATCTCTGACAACAAGGTTCGGCTCGGTCGCTACTGCCAACACAGCCTTTGCAACATCTGCCGTTACTAACGCAAATAGAAAATATCTACTGATTCAGAATGTCACTACGGCCTCAAATGTAATTACAGTAGGAATTGGCTTTACCCCCACCACCACCCAAGGCATCCAACTTTCCTCTGGGGCAGGGCTAACCTTTGAGGGCAATTATATCCCGACTGGAACTGTTAATTTGTTGTCCAGCGTAACCGCTTCTTGCTTTACCATTCTGGAGGCGTAAGTGGGCTTCTTTGCCACAAGCGGAATCCTCAATCGCAGGGGGTTCTTTGGTGGAGCTACAGCCTTTAACCCATCCAACATCGCTGGTCTTTCCCTCTGGCTGAAGGCTGATGCTGGGGTAACACAAAGCACATCACTGTTAAACGGCCTCCTCGCTTACTGGAAACTTGATACTGATAGCTGGATAGATTCAAGCGGGAATGGAATTGATCTGCTAAGCTATAGTGGGGTAACTGTTGGGACAGGGATTATTTCTGGTTGTGCTTTAATTTCTCCAAGCGGTGGATATCTTGATAATTCTTCAACAAATTTTAATGTTGGAACCGCAGATATCTCAGCCTCTGTATGGATTAAGCCATTAACTTATGGAGCTATAGCATATGATATTTTAGCTGGAACAGTTTTTGATTTAAGAAATGGCTCGGTAGGCGATTGGCTTTTAATTTTTGGCGATACTGGTAAATTATTAGTTTGGGAGCTGGGCGTGGTTTATGAATCGACAGTTACAATTTCATTAAATACTTGGACGCATATAGCTATTTCAAGAAGCTCTGGAACAACAAGTTTTTATATAAATGGCTCACTTGATGGAACTTTTAGTGATGCGCAAGATTTCCAATCTCAATTAATCACAATCGGCGGTGTTTTTGATTTTGCAGGAGACCCAGATACTTTGCAATACGATGGGAATATAGACGAACTTGGATTCTGGAATCGAGCCTTATCCGAAACAGAAATCGCATCTCTCTACAACGCTGGGGCTGGGAATACCTATCCTTTCATAGATGCAGGAGTCCAAGATGTAACAGCTTGGGCAGATCAGAGTGGGAATGGAAATGATGCTACTGCCACAGACACGCCATCACTAAGCACAGTAAGCGGAAAAACATTTGTAGATTTTGCTGGTGGTTACTTTAGCGGAAACGAGTTAATCACATCTCCATATGTAACAATTATGTTTGTAGCAAGGTTTTCTGACTATCAAGAAATTGGAGTAATATTTCAGCAATATTCAGATGCAGATAATTTAGCTTTCTATATAGGATTTAGTTCGGGTACTGCATGCAGAATATACAACGGCGACAATTTAAGCTCTCTTACAGAAACAAATAACAATCAAACATATTTATTTGGAACAACTGTTGAGGGCGATCAAGGAGAATTATTTCTAAATGGGGTTAGTGACGGTGATGGCTATTGTGGAGAGATAACACCCGCTGGAGCATATTATATAGGGAGATGGGTTAGTGGCGCAGCTACAACTACTATAATGAAAATGGCTGAAATTGTTATTTATGATCGAGTCCTTACAACTCCTGAAAGAATACAAGTTGAGGCGTATCTGAACACTAAATACGCAATTTATTAAAATGCCCCTCCTCCTCCTCGCTCTCTGCCTCTGCTCATGTTCTCCACGGCAACATGACCAGTGGAACATGAACGTGTTATTAGATTATAGCGACATGGGAGCCGCCGAGGATGCAGGCCGTACCCCCGCTTTTAGCCCTGCTCAACCAGAATCGGCAGGGGTCAAATGATCAAGCCGTTCTCCCTTATTCAGCCAGCAAGCAATATGAATCCCTTATTCCGCCAGCCTGTAATATGCCGTTTTCAACTCAAATAGCAAAGCGTTATAAATCAAGCGCTGTATTTATATGAAGCTACACAATACATATAAAAAAAAGCAATCTGTTGTGCCTTCTAATTTGCAAAAGAAAGCTAAAGCCTCTGCTATACATGTAGATAAACGGCGTTCGCTTAACACAACTAAGCGGACGTGCAAAGGAAACCGCAGTTTTGAGGGCCTCACCTTTCCAGATAACCTCTTAGCGCTTTTCGGCTATCGCAGGAAGAACGCTTGAATAAGGCACAGCGTTATTAAAGTGTATGACTATCGCCAATGATACAGGAGACAACGGCCCCGGCTGGCGTGAGTTTTGGCAAAGCCTAAAATGGCTAGAGGCAGAGGGCTACATCGAACTATTTTACGACGATAACGGGGAAGAGACCGTCCGCATAGCCGAAGGTGCGGAAGGCTACACCCTATGAGCTCCGACCAAGTGGCCGACCTTTCCGAACGTCTATCAGAGGTAAGAATTTCTGTGGCTAGGATTGAGACCCGTCAGTCCGTTATCCTAGACATGCTAGAACGGTCGCAAGCAAGCCTGGGGGAGTACCACGGGCGCCTCCGCGAAATGGAAAACTCCGCTCACTCCCTCCGCACTAAGATCTGGCTTATCTCTGTCTGTGCCGGGGCGGCCTGCTCAATGATCTGGGAGCTGGTAAAGCGCCGGATCGGCCTTTGACACCCCACTGGTTTGCATGGACATATTAAACAACATCCTCAATAACTGGCAGACCTACCTTGGCGCCCTCTCGGCCGTGCTTGTGGCCGCGATCGCCGTGGCCGCCATGATCCCAGGGGACGAGCCGGAAGCCACCCTTCAAAAGATCGTAGACTTCATCGCCCGCTTCTCCGCTAAGAAGTAAAAGCAGATGATCGCCGGGATCCTAGCTTTGCTGGGGACGGTGGCGGGGATTGTTCTGTGGGTAATGAAAAGACGCACTCCCTTGCAAAGGGATTACGAACAGATCGAGGTGGCTCGATTAAAAAGGAACCGAGACATTGACTCATGGTGGTCTAATAAGCCTCCTGGCTCTTAGTGTCCTGACCAGCTGTGCTACGCTCCCACGCACAGACGGCCCGCCACCGACGCCGGACACGATCACCGATCTCATTATGCGTTGGGACGCCATCGAGCGCCGTGTCGGTCATTGCGATCCGGCTTACCGCGACCAGTACGTCCAGGCGCTTAAGGCGCTTTCTGATAGCTTGGCGGAAACTGCAAAGTCAAATGCTAGGGAGGGGCGATGACTACCTTAGCTGAAAGCAACGCCCGCACCCTGCGGGCGATCGAAAGTCTTGCGCCCGCTTTTCAGCGCCAAGTAAGGGGATGGGTGACTGAGATGGTTAACAGCAAGATCCCGCCACTCATCTACTGCGGCCGCCGGACTATGGAGGAGCAAGCGGCCCTGTATAGTTTGGGCAGATCCGCCCCTGGCCGCATTGTGACCAAGGCCAAGGCAGGGGAGAGCTATCATAACTACGGCCTAGCTTTCGACTGGGTGCCGCTGAAGCCCGCGCCTAAGGATCCTACGATGCTCGTAGTCGACTGGGACGACGAAACCGCGTTCCGTATCGGCGAGCACGTTGGCGGCAGTTTCCAGTTAAATGGCATTAGTTGGGAGGCAGGCCATCTGCAATCGAGCCAGTACGCAAACTGGCGTGACATTCCACGCAAGGATGTGGAACAACCCACCCAGCAAATCGTTGCAAAAAGTGTAAGTACCCGTCGCGTAAAAATGAGGAAGCCATGACTGAATCGCCTGCCATCCATAGCCCTATGTCCGAGGAACACGAAAAGCACCTGGCCGGGATCCTTGTCGACCTTACAAGGGACGTGTCCAAAAAATATCGCAAGGGCCAAGAGGAGCACGGTGGCGCCCTGTGGCGTCGCCCGGTGTGGAAGGATACGTGGGATGAGGTCTTAGACCTTTGTACGTACGTCCACACCCTCCGGCTACAGCTGGGCGTCATCGCCGAGCTCGCCCTGCAAGGCGCGGCCGACGAGTCGCTCGCAGCCTCTCAGAGCAGGGAAAACTGTAGACAAATTTTAGCAGTCCTACAGGGATTCCCAAGCGCACACGACAAAAAGTGAAAGTCTTAAAGAAGTGGAAACGGTGGCTAGCCGTATCCTGCTCCCACGGTCACCTGGCTAATCCGGCCGCCTGTGCCGCCGCTTTAGAGATGAAGCGCAGGTGGATCCGACCAAACAGTGGGGACAAAGTCCTGCATCTCGGTGATTTTCTTGATCTGAGTTCATTAATGGGCTCAGCCCGTAAAGATCCTGATAATCCTGAGCGATCAATTTCTATCCGTGAGGACTTCGACGCTGGGCTAAATTTCGTCCGCCAGCTTGCCCCAAACTACCTTTATGAAGGGAATCATGAACATAGACTCACGGCATTACAGACCTCACCTAGCGCCATCGTGGCTCACTGCTGCATGTCTGCAAAGTCGGAGATCTACAACCTGTGTAAGGATCTAAAGGCAGAGTGGGTGCCGTATGATATTGAGAAAGGGTGGCGGGATCTGGGTGGTACTGCTTTCGGCCACGGGTTCATGTTTTCAGAATCCAGCGCAGTAAGGGATCACGTAGAGATGACCCGCAAACCCGTAGTCATCGGCCATCTGCACAGGATCGATCGATCGTCTGGCCGTAGCTTTGGCGCCCCAGTGGGATGGACTATTGGATGCCTAGCAGATATCGGATCTATGCACTACGCCAGGCGGCAAAGATCCGTGACCAGGTGGCAACACGGCGTCGCCTGGGGCGAGTACGTAGACGGAGGGCAGGGGTGTACAGTGCAAGTCCTCAGCCCAGTGGAGGGTCAATGGCGGTATCCGATTTAACCCGCGACTGGGCGTTGGCCCTGCAGGAGCATGTTTCGGAACGAGTAGAACGCCCAGCGCCACCGGGTTGGCTGACGACAAAGGGCATCGCCGATCTTTTAAAAATTACTCCGCCACATGCGAGTCGCGTTTTGTCTTCGATGGTCAAAGCAGGAAAAGCGGAGATGAAAAAATTTTCTTCTCCCGTGCAGGTTCGCCATAAAAACGCGCTCACCGCCTACGGCCCTCGCCGTGCTTACACTCGGCTCACACCTTTTTTCCGTTTAATAAAAACAAATCAATCCAGCAAGAAAGTTTAGGCT